AACAAGGGAGGTGACTAATGACCGCGTTTGACCTGGCCAAGTGGATGGACGAAGACCTCGACCCCGCAAAAGTGCGCCGTGAAGAGTCATTCACGTCTGACAATCACCGCGCAATGATGCTCGACCACGAGTTCCGCAAAGAACGCAACAAAGCCAGCATCAACTCACTCGAATATCAACTAGCCGACCTCATGGCCTGGTGGGAAACCCACGACACGCCAAAACCAAAAAAGCAGGTCGATGTGTCGGAGGTAACTGGTGGGCTTAAACCACGGAAAGAACCCGTATTTACGCAAAGACAACTAGAGATCGCGGGAGCGGTCGCAACGAAAAGAGCAGCACATGGCAAAGGTTAGTTTCACCGCATTCGTTGAACCTTGGACAAAAGCCTCGAGCGAACATCCAAACTGGGGCATGAAAACAGCTGAGCCACATCGTAAGAAGGATGGCGAAGTATGGGTAACTGTTGGCCGTACTTTTCGCACGGTCAAATCTGCTTACGGTGTCGAGATTGACTTCACTCAATTCCGTGCTGGCGATCGCGTCAATATTGAAGGCACTGAAGTGACTGAAATGCGTGAGTCGAATGGTCAGAAATACTATGACCTAGTCGTGAAAGCTGAATCAGTAGCTGTCGCTGAAGCATCAAACTTTGCGGCTCCAGCATTCCCTGCCATCGATGATTCGACACCGTTCTAGATAGCCATGGCTGACTTCAACCCTGTCACTGAGCTCCTTCGAGCAGTCGACCTTCTATCGACTACGCAGATGACCGCTATCTGGCAAGAAGTCGATAACAAGTTTGTAAACGTCAAAGTGACGCTGTCCCCACTTATTCGTGACCTACGTGAAGCCATCACGTCGAACATTGGAACGTCTAGTGGGGGCGGCGCACTTGCCTCAGAACGAAATATTCTCAACATGGATGCACTCGAAATGTATGACGCAATTGAGAAACGCATCCTTGGAGAATATAAGGCTGTCACATCAGCCATGCCATTTCTTATGCCTGAACAAAACTTGCGCCAATGGTACATAGCGTTCATCAATCTGCACCGTTCAGGCCGCGTATCTGAAGAGACGCTCCTTGAAAAGCTTGACCTTTGGGCTGGTTGGGTCCGCAAAATCGAGGATGTGCTATTTCCTGCAACCACACTGGAAGTAACGGCCCCATGTCCCATCACTGAATGTGGGAAAAGGTGGGCCGTCCAGGGCGGGCTATCTGTGCCGGCTGTCATAGTCGAATATCGGGAGCCGACAAACAAAGAAGGCAACGCTCTTGCACGATCCGTTGCAAGATGCCGTGCCTGCGGTCATGTTTGGCGTGGAGACGCGAAATTGCGTGAGCTGCGCTTTCTTATTGACCAGGCAGAAAATATCGGCGAGGGGGTTGCATAGTGTCTGTTCCATATGAGACAATTAGTGCACGGCGTATTATTACGCCTATTTTCATGTGTGGTGTGGCATGAGTTTTGCAGACCGGGTAAAGGTCGAGCCGAAACTTGATGCTGTAGGCCGACTGACTGTCTTCGTTGATTCGCTTCCTGAGTCCGAACGTGAGTATGCGTTACTGCTGCTGAATGATGCTGTCCGATTCCCACAAGAGTATGTCGCTAAGCAGTTCCGTGAAGAGGGCTATCCCTGTTCCGAACGGACGGTGAAAGCGTGGAGGCTAGCGAATGTTTAGCGACCGTGTAGAGCAGCTCTTGTCTCAGCCTGTAACGGTCGAGCCGAAAGCTGGAAAGCGTGACTGGGGTTTCACTCAGGAGTACGCACCGCACGATCCAAACAGTTCCACCATCACCGCCACTGTCGGCCAAAAGCTTGAGGGTGAAGATGACTGGACTGAGTTTGTCCTAGCTAATGGTGGCTCACTTGCTCCTGGCTATCGCGTTCGCCTGGTCGAGATGCGTCATAATACGGCCGGCTGGACACGTGCCGCTCAAGGCGAAGACGCTACAACTACCGGCACATGGTTCTACAAGTTCGCGGTCGAACCAATCACAAGCCAAGCTCGCATCGACGAGCTCATCCGCGACATTGGGAAGCGTAAAGCTCCCACCAAAACTTCCAGCGGCGAGGGTGTGTTTCACTTCCTAGCTGGTGATCTACAACTCGGAAAATGCGACGGGGACTCAACCCAAGGCATCACTGACCGCTTCCTAGACTCGGTCGAGAATGCTGTAGCAGACTTCAAAACCCTAAGACGCAGTCGTAACCTTGGAACCGTTCATATCGGATTCCTGGGGGACTGCGGTGAGGGTAACCAGTCGCAGAACGGCCGCAACATGTGGCGTACCGAGCTGACGGTCACTGAACAATACCGACTGTTTCGACGGTTGATGCTGTTCACCATTGACGCATTCGCGCCGCTGGTCGACAACGTACAGCTCGATGTTGTCAATGGCAATCATGACCAGGTGCAACGCTTCCAAGAAACCCGAGGCGATGACGGTCACGCTACCGAGTCCGCTATTGCCTTAGCTGATGCGCTCGAGCTAAACCCTGCCGCCTACGGCCATGTGCAAGTGTTCGTGCCCAACAAGGACGAAACCTACATCACCCGCCAGATAGGCTCCTCGGTCGCAACAATGGCTCACGGCCACCAATGGGCTCGAGGAAAAGCCATGGACTGGTGGAAAGGTCAAGGCTTCAACGGTCACGCGCCACAAGCCAGCCAGTTCCTGTTCCACGGCCACGAACACACCTTCGGCATTCAGTCGAAAAAGGATCGCGTGGTCATCTGCACTCCAACGTATGAGTCCGAGTCGACATGGTGGAGACACAAGACCGGAGACTTAGCTATCCGTGGAGGACTCGTCCTAACTACAGCCGAAGGTTCATTCGCTGATTTGAGAGTTGTCTAGTGACTGTTGACACCTACCTGGCACTCATCGATGCAATCCAAAACCATGTGCAGTTCTTATCCGGCGAGCGCAAGATAGCCCGAGACTGGGTACTTGCACTCGGCATCCACAACATCGACCACATGAGCAATGAGCAACAACGTGTAGAAATACGCGTAGAACGCTCACCACACATGGCTATCTACACAACCACCGGGCTACTCAACTGGGCACTCGACTGCTACCACGTCGACGATCTATCAACAGACCCCGACGAAAACTAATGCTCGCACCAACCCCATGCCTACAACCAGGCTGCCAAGACCACGTAACCCGGCAAGGCTACTGCGACCAACACCAAAGACCTGCCTGGCGAGGAACCACCCGCAAAGAAAGACTCCCAGCAGACTGGTCTACCCGCCGGCTCATCGTCCTCAAACGCGACAACGGAATCTGCCACCTATGCGGTAACCCAGGAGCAGACGCAGTTGACCACCTCACCGCCGGTGACAACCACACACTCGATAACCTAGCCCCCATCCACCACGCAGTACCCCCCTTCTGTCACAGAGAAAAATCTTCACAAGAAGGACACCAAGCCAAACAAGGCAACCGCATCCGCCGCAAACACTAAACACAAAACAACAAACAACAAACTGTTAATAACTCCCAAGTTATCCACACACAACCGGGGTGTACCCCCTCCCCCCACGCCCCATCCCTCCCGGCGCGATTAGCAGACGCATTCATCTGCGAAACCCTGAGGGGGGTAGCGGTTGTTACTTGTGGATAACTGAATGTTGTGCACAGCTTTTTTACCCCTTTTTTGGTTGATGGCCGCATGGCTGTTGGCTGATTCGTGCCGCATGGCAGAAATGAGATGGCCGCATGGCTGGTACTGGACGTCCTTCTGGTCGGCCGCCGAAACCTGTTGAGGTGAAGCGTGCTTTGGGTAATCCTGGGCAGCGTCCTTTGCCTGTTGCTCCGGGTCCTGGTGAGGGTATTTCTCATGCTGCTTCGGTTCCGTCGCCGCCTGTTTTGGGTGTTGATGGTTTGCGGTTGTGGTCGCAGGTTTGGTCTGCTGGTCGGACTTGGTTGTCGGCTGAGGTTGATGTTGCTGTGATTACGATGTTGTGTCAGGCGCATGATGAGGCTGAGGATTGTCGGCGTTTGTTGGCTTCTGGTGAGGTTCCGCGTTTTTATACGTTGCCTAATGGGTCTTTTGTTACTCATCCTGTTGTTCAGCAGTTGAAGGATTTGCGTGTGCAAATGACTGCGTGGCTTGCTGCGTTGGGTTATTCGCCGTCGGATCGTGCTCGTCTTGGTTTGGGCGAGGTTCGCGTGAGTGACGTGTTAGATGATTTGGAAGCGAGGCGCAAGGAGCGTCGTGCTTAGCCCGGCAGATGATGTTTGGGCTCCGGCATGGGCTGTTCCTTCTTTGTCTGATTCTTCTCGTGGTGGTGATGTCACTGATTTTGCTGCTTCGTTGTTGCGTGCTTCGCGTGGTTTCAAGGTGGGTGAGCCTCTTGAGTTCACTCGTTGGCAGTCGTGGCTTCTTGACCGTTTGTTAGAGACTGACCCTGTTACTGGGTTGCTTCGCTATCGTCGCGCGATCATTGGTTTGCCTCGTAAGAATGGCAAGTCTTTGCTGGGTACTGCGTTGGCTCTTGAGCATCTTGTTTATGGCGCTGCTGGTGGCCAGATTTATTCGGCTGCGGCTGACCGTCAGCAGGCGAAGATTGTTTTTGGTGAGGCTCGTCAGCAGGTTTTGAATAATCCTGCGATGTCGAAGGTCATCAAGGTTTACCGGGATGCGCTTGAGATGCCGTCTACGGGTTCTGTTTATCGGGCATTGTCTGCTGATGCTGCTCGAGCTCATGGTCTTGGCCCGTCGCTTGTTGTTGCTGATGAGTTGCATGCGTGGCCTTCTTCGGCGAGTAATACTCGTGGCGATGAGCTTTGGGATGCGTTGACTACTGGTTCTGCTGACCGTCCTGAGTCTTTAGT